CGCAGGAAGCAATACACAGGTCCAGTTCAACAACTCGGGCGTCTTCGGTGCTGACGCTGACTTCACGTGGAATAGCACCACGAACGTGATGACACTCGGCAGTTCGGCGACGCCCGCAACCGTCGTCGGACCCGCAGCCGGAACCACTACCAGCAACGGCGTCACGCTGGCAGTGACCGGCGGCCCCGGCGGCAGCGTCTCGGGCAACGGCGGTGCTGCTCAGTTGAACGGCGGTGTCCCAGTCGATGGCGTCGGTGGCGTCGCGCAGATCACGGCCGCAAATGGTGTCGGCACCAACCGTGCGGGTGGCGCCGCGTTCGTGTCTGGAGGCTTAGGTACTGGCAGCGCGAACGGCGGCGCTGTGTCTCTTGCAGGCGGTACAAGTGGCACGTCCGGCACAGGTGGTGCGGCCACAGTGCAGGGCGGCGCGGGTAATACGACCGGCAACGCCGGCAGCGCCACTGTCCAAGGTGGCGGCGTGATCGATGGAAACGGCGGAGCCGCTTCGCTGCTGGGCACCTCTGGTGCCGGCACGTCTCGCACTGGCGGCGCTATCACCATCACGGCCGGCAACAGCACGAGTGCCGTCACGGGTGGTGCGATCACCATCACGGCCGGCGTCGGTGGCGCGACAGGAGTTGGAGGCGGGGTCACTATCGCGGCCGGTGCCGGCGGTAGTACATCTGGTGCCGGCGGCAACGCTCAACTGCGGGGAGGCAACGGAACTGACGGTGACGGCGGCAATGCCACTCTCGCCAGCGGATCAGGTGTCGGGACGAACCGTGCTGGCGGCGTAACCAGTGTCACGGGTGGCAACGCGACAGGCAACGCGACCGGCGGTCAGGCTGCAATGAACGGCGGCAATGGCGGAACCACCGGAACTGGCGGCTCGATCAGCATCGTCGGCGGAGTCGGAGGCGCTACCTCGGGCGCTGGTGGAAACGCACTACTAGCCGCTGGGGGCACCAATGATGCGAACGGGGCGAGCGTAGAGATTCGCGCGAAAGACGGTATCGGTACGAATCGCAACGGCGGCAGCATCACACTGACCTTCGGCGCGAACACCGGCTCAGGCACGGCGGGTAGCCTCGTACTCGCGGGCAACACGCTCACCGGAGCACAGACGGCAACGTTCACCGCTACGAATAAACCTGGCAGCGGCACCACAGCACCATCGCTCTGGTTCCGCGTCGTCGTCGGCGCAACCACCTACTACGTGCCCTTGTGGCAGTGAGGACATCATGAACGGCTTCAAACCGACCGGCTACGGTCCGAGCGCGGGATTCAAATTCCCTGCGAGCTACGGGTTCACCGGCTCGACCGGGGCCTATACGAACGTGCAGCCGCACGTGCGCCACAAGCCGCGAGCATTCAAGGATGGCGGGTACGTGAACAAGATCGTTGGTGATCCGGGGCATGCGACAGTGCAGCGTGATCGTCCGTACACGAACGAGGATCAGCAGTCGGGCGGCAAGACGCCATTGCGCCGTGGGTTCAAGAAAGGCGGCAAGTTGCATAAGGCTGACGGCGGCGCCGTGCAGGACTTGCGCCGGAAGACAAAGATGCTGGCCGCTGATCGCGATTTCTATCGGGCTTCCGGCAAGCAGAAGAAAGCGGATTCATTTCAGCAAATGCTGAACGAACAGAAAGGCAGTCCCGCTCTTGATGAAAGCTGGCGTCACAAGTCCCACGGTCGGCGCCCCGGTCCCACCTCCGGCCCGCTGTCCGCCATGATGAAAGGGAAGTTCGCTGCTGCGGATGGCGGGCGTGTGTATGGCTCCAGTACGAAAGGCTTCGGGAGCGACATCCGCAAGACCGGCGAGTTCATCGGTCAGATTCCTCGCATGGTGACGGATGCAATGCGAGGTGCGATGAAGCGCACGCAGGATGATGTGGCCACGACCAAGCGCCGTCGCATCGACAGCATCGCAGACGGCACGAATACGGCCTCCCGATTCGCGAAAGGCGGCAAGGCAAAGCGCATGGGCTATGCCAAAGGCGGCGCTGTCTCACGCGGCGAGGCCAAGAAGATTGCCGAGCGCACGGTCGGCGAGCACGTGAAGTATCCAGCGCCGAAGGGCCACAAAGGTCTCGGCGCCATGTGCAAGTAACCGTAATGGCGTGATCGATCCCACGCTCCCCGTGTTGTTGACCCTCGCGGGGCTCGGGGCATGGATGCCCCTTTTTCCCATACCGGAGTAATCGATGCTGAGCGTCGAAGAGCGCTTCTGGAGCAAAGTCCAGAAGACGGGTGACTGTTGGCTGTGGAATGCGGCTATTCGCAGTAAGGACTGTGGATACGGTGCGTTCCGTTTTCAACGACAAGGTCGCTGGACGCAGGCGAGCGCCCACCGCGTTGCGTGGGAACTGACTCACGGTGCGATTCCGGAAGGCCAGTGCGTCCTGCATCGCTGTGACAACAAACGGTGCTGCAACCCCGCGCATCTTTTTCTCGGAACAAACTCGGACAATACGCAGGACATGCTCGCCAAGGGACGACACAACGCAGCGCGTGGAAGCGATAGCGGGCCGGCAAAGCTCTGTGAGGATGACATCCGCTATATCCGCTTTCTATGCGGCACCGGCCAAAAGCAGGATCAGATCGGGCGTCGGTTCGGCGTCTCCCAGCAAACAATCAGCCGTATTCATCGGCGCCTTGACTGGAGACATGTCGCGTGACGGTCTCCGGTACGGTGTCGCAGACGCAATTCCCGACCCGAAAAATCATTGATCACGCGTTTCGGCGCTGCAAGCTGCCGACGCAGCTCATCACGAGCGAGCACCTGTCGATTGCGCAGGATGTGCTTTATCTGCTCATGAGCGAGCTGGTGAACAAGGGCATTCCGCTGTGGTGTATCGAGAAGCAGCTCTTGCCGATGTATGAGGGCTCGACGGAGGTCACGTGCCCCACCGGCACAGTGGACGTGCTGAACTTAAATATCCGTCAGCTCCAGCGCCTGTCAGGTACCACGACTGCGAGTGAGGGCACCGCTGATTACGCCACGGATGGCGATGTGACGACCGCATGTACGCAGACGACGCCCGGCGGGAACATCAAGATTGCTTTCGACTCCGAAACCTCGATCACGAATCTTGGCATTCTCCCCAATGCCACAGGCACGTGGAACATCGCCGTGCAAACGTCGCCGGACGATGTCACTTACACCACGGTCTACAGCGATGCGACATTCGCGGCCGTTGCGGGCGAGTGGCAATGGATTGACCTTTACGATGTGAGCACCACCGCGAGCGGTACCGCGCTCAATGACGTACAGTACGTGAAGCTCGTCGCGACCGCGCCCACCGTGCTCGATGTTCTTGAGTTCGTTGTCGCAAACAATCCATCGGAAATCCCGATGGCGCGTATCAACCGCGATGACTACCAGAGCTTGCCGGACAAGACCTTTCAGGGTCGTCCCGTGCAGTTCTGGCTCGACATTCAACGCGACGACCCCGTCATCCGCCTCTGGCCTGCGGTTCAACTTCAGTACACGTTCTATCAGCTCGTACTGACGAGGAAGCGCTACCTCATGGACGTGGGCACCCTGACACAGACGCTCGACTTCCCGCAGCGCTGGTATGAAGCCGTTGTCGGCGAGCTGGCGGCGCGCTTGGCGATCGAGATTCAGGAAGTCGATGTCGGCCTCCTGCCAACACTACGTGGCCTTGCGGATCGCGCCATGCAGGTCGCATGGGATGGCGAAGAAGATTCTAGCCCGGTCTTCTTCCGTATCAATCTCTCACCCTATACGAAGTGAGTAGATGGCCGGATGGGATGATCCCACAGGCTGGCCATGGTACGCGGTAGGCATCTGTGACCGTTGCCATCGTCGCTTCCCGCTTCATGAGCTAATCGAAGACGGCAACCTCCCCGGGCTGCGCGTGTGCCGCGAGGACTGGGACGAGCTAGACCCGTATCGGCTACCACCGCGACAACCAGACAACCTCGTACTTCCTTTCGTTCGGCCAGATGTGTCCATCGCCGTCACGTCTCCAAGCGTGCCGTATGCGTTGCCTGGCTACATCGAGACGGAAGACGGCTTCTACTTCTTCATTACTGAGGATGGCATCTATCTCGTCATCGAGGGCGTGAGTTCCATCACGACCGAGGACGGTATCGATATCGACGCATTTCCCGATGAACCACTGATCGTTGAGCCATGAGCGTAACTATCTCGCAGCTTCCAGCCGCCACAGCCCTGACAGGTGATGAGATTCTGCCTGTCGTGCAGAACAACGCGACTGTGCGCACGACGGCACTAGACATCGCGCAGCTCGCAGGCAGTGGTGGCGGTGGCCTCGCGAATCCCAGCGCCGTTATCGGACTGAGCGCGATCAATGGTGCCGCCTCCACAGCGATGCGTTCAGATGCCGCCCCTCCTCTCAGTCAGTCCATTGCGCCGACATGGCTTGGCGCCCACACATTCACATCGACCGTTTCATTGAACGGTGTAACGACCGTCAGTGGCACGAGCATCAACAGCGCCAATCTGATCACATCAGGCACGATGGCGACTGCGCGGTTAGGTTCCGGAAGCGCTACCGCAAATACGCTTCTTCATGGAAACAGCACATGGAGTTCAGTGAGCCTGAGCGCCGATGTCAGCGGCAATCTTCCGGTTGCCAATCTCAACGGCGGCTCAGGCGCTTCCGCATCTACATTCTGGCGTGGTGATGCGACGTGGGCCACTCCGGCGGGGGGAGGCGGCTATTCATTACTTGATTCGTTCGGTGTCACGGTGCTCATCGGCGCCGATACTGGAACGCTGTGCTCGTTCTCTGAAGCCGTCGCTCTCACAACCGGACAAGTGGTCACGGCACGGGTTACTGGCGTGCTCGATGCCACCTCTGGAGGTCCGCGTACGCTTGGATTGACCTACGGGCTCTGCGGGGAAGATATCAGTTCGAGCACGACGATCACGATTGCCGATGGCAACCAATCTGCATGGGCTATTGAGTTCCAGTGCTACGCCACAGGGACCAACCTTCAGGGATCACTCGTATACACACTGATCCGCGACAACACGTTGCTTGGCACGATTCAAACGACATTCGACGTAGCTGCAGCCAATCCGTTCACCCTCGATGTTGATTTCACCTTGAGCGCCGCAGGCGCCGACACGCTGATCTACAGCGGTTATCTCTCTCTCCTCGGATAAAGCGCGCATGAGCAGCACGATCAAGGTCTCGCAGCTTCCATCTGCCGTCACGCCGTTGACTGGGGATGAGCTTGTCATGCTCGTGCAATCGGGAGTCTCCCGGCGCGCGCCCGCCTCCGCGTTTCATGGAACGCTGCCGGTGTTGGGCAACGAGCAAGTGATCGTCGCGGCGGCGGGAACCAGCAACAACGTTGTAGTCACGGTCGCCACAGTCAGCCGCGTACTCGTAACCACGATAGCCGGCGATGCCACATTCACCGGGCTTACCGCTGGCGTCGATGGCCAGCTCTTGGTTGTGACCAATCAAGGAACCAACCTGCTCACTCTCGCGGCTGAAAACGGCGGCTCAACCGCTGCGAATCAGTTCTATGGCGTTACTGATATCACGCTTCCCGCGAAGGGTTCGCAGCTCTTGTCGTACAGCGGCAATCTGACCAAATGGGTAATGGTGTGAAGATCATCAAGCGATTCTTGCTCGGCATGCTTCCCGTACTTGCCGGGGTCGCCACCGCTGCGACGTTCAATCTGTTTTCGCCCGCGACCGGCATTCTCAAGGGCAATGCGAGCACGTACGTCACGACAGCGGCGACATCATCCGATGTGATCGCGACGTTCACAGGAACGTGCAACAACGGTACGTATCTGCGCGGCGATGGCACTTGCAACACTCCGCCTGGCACCGGGGTTAGCTCTGTTGGGCTCACGATGCCGACCGGCTTCAGTGTCGGCGGGTCGCCCGTCACATCGAGCGGCACGCTCGCCGTGACTACGACACTCAATGGCGTTCTTCGTGGTGATGGCAGCGGCTTCACCACCGCAACGTCCGCCAACGTAATCAGCTTATGGTCCGGCACATGCAACGCCTCCAGCTTTCTGCGAGGGGACGGAGCTTGCGCGGCAACCGTGACGAGTGTCGGGCTCACGATGCCTGGCGTCTTTAGTGTTACCGGGTCCCCTGTTACGACAACTGGCACGTTGGCTGTGGCAGCGTCGGGAACCAGCGGAGGCGTGCCGTATTTCAGCGGTTCGACCACCATGGCAAGCAGCGCGGCGCTCGCGGCCAATCAACTCGTACTCGGTGGTGGCGCCGGCACGGCCCCTGCCACGTTGGGATCGCTCGGTACAACGACGACCGTTCTTCACGGCAATGCAGCCGGTGCGCCGACATTCGGCGCGGTGGGGCTCACGACAGATGTAACCGGCACGCTCCCGGTCGCCAATGGCGGTACCGGCGTCACAACCTCGACTGGCACCGGGAGCGTCGTGCTCTCGGCGTCGCCCACATTCACCGGCACGGTGAATGCCGCCACCATTGCTGCCACCACAGTTACCGTGGGCGGAAACAACGTCTGTCAAAGCACCGGCACCAATTGTCCGTCGTTCAGTGGCACGGCCGATTCGGCGACCGGCACTGTGGTGGGTTGCACGACATCTCCCACGATAGTCTTCAACTATGAAAAGGTCGGCAACATCGTGACGGTAACCTTCGCCGGTGCGGCTGCGGCATGTACCAGTAATGACACCAGCTTCACGATCACAAGTGCCGTACCCGCTGCCATGCAGCCAGCTAGTTCAAGGACATGTCCTGTAGCGATTCAGGATAACAGCGTAGCAGCGTTCGGCCTGCTGGCCTTTAACAACAGCTCGACGGTCGCCGTAGGTAACGGCCCCACGTTCGCTTTATGGACTAACTCTGGAACGAAGGGGCTCACGCAGGTTCTCGGTACCTGCACGTATCTGCTGACCCCGTAAAACGATGCCTACCGCAATGACCTTCACATCCTTGCAAGAGGATGTGCGGCGCTACTTGGAACGCGGATACGTTGATGACACGACTGTCTATGAACAGCTCCCGCGTTTGATCAATCTTGCTGAGCGCGCTATTGCGACTGAGCTGAAGTTTCAGGGCTTCATCAATGTAGTGACGACAACCATGGCGGCCGGCACGAGCGTGTATCAAAAGCCGGACCGGTGGCGGCAGACAGTGAGCTTCAACTACGGCACCGGTATCGACAACAACAGCCGCACTCCGATCTTCCCGCGCTCGTATGAGTATTGCCGCTACTACTGGCCGGATTCGACCGTGCGCGGTGCCCCCGAGTTCTATGCGGACTACGACTACCAGCATTGGCTATTCGTGCCGACGCCGGACGCCGCATACCCAATGGAGATTGTGTACTACCAGCAACCGCCCCTGCTAGATGACACGAACCAAACTAACTGGCTTACCGACTACGCACCAAACGCGCTGCTATATCGCACGTTGCTGGAGACCGTTCCGTTCCTCAAGAACGATGACCGCATTCCCACCTGGCAAAGCATGTATGCGCAGCAGATGCAGACGATCAACACCCAAGACCTGCAGAAGATCGTGGATCGTTCCAGCACTCGGAAAACACCGTAATGACTGTCTACACTGATGTCTTCGGCGGCGGCACTATCTACCCTGCCGAGCCCACCTTCTTGTCGCTCGCCTTCTCCAGCAATGTCACGTTGGAGTGGCCTATCGAGCAGGCCGTGGGCGGTGATGACATCGCCGCAAAGATCATCAATCTTCACCCGACCACTACGGGGCTGTCCGTGTCGTTCGATGATGCGCGACAAGTCTCCACGGGTTACACGGCGACGTTTGCGAACCGCGAAGCGAGCACTGTCACGATCAAGGATCAGGGCGGCAATACGATCATGACGGTTGCGTCCGGTCTCGTATGGACCGCGTACCTTATCGACAATTCCACCGCCAACGGAACATGGGACACGTTTCAGCAAGGCGCAGGTTCGTCTACAGCGAACGCGGCGGCGCTCGCGGGTGCCGGCCTCAAGGCCATCAGCACCACGCTCAATACGAAGATGGCGCCCACGACGCACGCCACTGACTACGTCATTGTCAATGCGGACCGCGCCACGATTCAGGAGTGGACCGGAGGCACCGGCACTCTCACATTGCCCGATCCAGCCACAGTCGGCAGTGATTGGTATGTCGGCATCAAGAATGCCGGTTCCGGAAGCGTCACGATCACGCCGCCGTCCGGGACCATCGACAGCAGCGCAAGCATTCTGCTCGCGCCCACGGAAAGTACGTTCGTGTACACAGACGGCACGGACTTCTGGACGATGGGACTGGGACAGGAAATCAATTCCGTCTTCGACTTCATCCAGATTGATGTCAGCGGCACCGGTGACTTCACGCTCACCGGCGCTCAGCTCAACCGCATTGCCTATCGGCTCACCGGCATTCTTACCGGCAATCGCAACATCATCGTGCCCGCGTTCGTGCAGCAATATTGGGTGGACAACTCCACGACGGGAGCCTTCACACTCACAGTAAAGACTGCTGCGGGCTCTGGTGAGGTCGTCATCCAGAGTACGCGCAACATTCTTTACTGCGATGGCACGGACGTTGTCGTGGCCGTGACGTTCTCCGGACAGACATTCGCTGATGGCTCGGCCGCGTCGCCTTCCATCACGTTCACCAACAATCCAACGTCCGGGTTCTATAACTCCGCTGGTGCCGTATCTACGACGACCGGCGGCGTGCAGCGAAGCGTGGTCGATACGACCGGGCACTACACGTACAACGGGCCCAGCAGCGGCACGACGCCCACCGTCACCATTACGGGTATCAATGCCCAAGTCGGCGTGCTCACGATCACGAATCCCTTCAGCATGGCTGCGGCCACTCCGGGACTCGTGGTCAAGAGCACAGCAGTAGGCGGCTTCTCGACCGTTTCGATTTGCGGCGATAGCAACACGCCTGGTACTGATGACTTTGCGCTGTTCCAGAACGGCAGTAACGACGATTGCACGATCATCAATCGTTCAAGCGCCTCGGGTGCCGGCATTACGATCCAGACCTCTGCGGGAGTAAATAGTCCGATTGACATGGAGCCCAATGGCGTCAATGCCGCCTCATTCAATGGCGGCGCGGGCGGCGGCAACGCCATCATCGGGGTTTCTGGAAACGCAGACGCCATTGGCTTCCGAACCCTCACGCAGACATCTGTAGGCGCGGCCGGCGGCGCGAGCGCGCTGCCCGCAACACCTGTCGGCTATATGACTGTGACGGTTAACTCCGCTTCCGTGAAGATTCCCTACTACAACCCCTGATGGCGCAGACAGCAGTACCGGTTCCGATTCGTTCTGAGCCCGGGGTCAAGCGCGACGGCACGCAGTTCGAGGGAGACAACTATATCGATGCGCAGTGGACGCGCTTCAATCGTGGACTTCCCCGGAAGATGGGCGGCTACCAGAGCATTGTCTCTTCTCTTCTGGAGAAGGTGTACGGCATCCACTCGTTCTCGCAGAACAACATCCAGTACGTATCTGTTGGCAGCGCCACGATGCTGCAGCAAGTGCAGGTCTCCAGCAGCGCTGTGTTCCTCGGGATCAACGACCGCACGCCTGCAGGCTTCGTGAACGATGCGAATAACCTTTGGCAATTCGATGTGCTCTCGGGCGTCGTGGGTTCGACCGCCAGTCTCGTCGCGCACGCTGCTCCGAACCTTGCGGACATCAGTAGCGATGTCGAGACCGATGTCTACTTCGGTGATGTCACTGCAGCCGCCGCGTTGACGGCCACCGGCATGGACCCCGTAAGTGGTGGCATCGTGGTTCTGTCGCCATATCTCGTCGCATATGGAAACGCGGGGCGCGTCGATGTATCGCAGCCAAACGACCTGACGACCCCGCCGGATTCTGCCTTCGTCACGGGCCAGAAAATCGTGAAGGGACTCCCGCTTCGTGGCGGTGGTAGCGGTCCCTCCGGGCTCCTATGGTCTCTCGATTCGCTCGTGCGCATGACGTTCAACTCCAGCATTCTCAGTGGAGTGCCTTTCAGCTTCGATACGATCTCAAGCGAGACCTCCATTCTCTCGTCACAGGGCGTGATCGAGTACGACGGCGTTTATTACTGGGCAGGCGTTGACCGGTTCTTGATGTTCAACGGTGTCGTGCGCGAAGTTCCGAATCCGATGAATCAAAATTGGTTCTTCGATAATCTCAATTACACATGGCGACAAAAGGTCTTCGCGTTCAAGGTTCCACGATGGGGAGAAATCTGGTGGTGCTACCCGCGCGGGAGCGCCACCGAATGCACGCATGCTGTGATCCTGAACGTGCGTGAAGGCACGTGGTATGACACGGAGCTACCCGGTTCCGGGCGCAGCGCCGGCCTGTATGCCAAGGTCTATTCAAAGCCGTTCATGATGGACGTAGACCTCACGGCTACCGGCTACACGTTGTGGCAACACGAGACCGGCACCGACGCGATCTTGGGCGCTAGTGTCGAGCCAATCCCGGCGCACTTCACTACATCGGAAATTTCGATGCTGACTGCGCAGCAAGCCGCCGACAAGACTATTCGCTGCGCCCGCATCGAGCCGGACTTCGTGCAGTCTGGTGACATGACCGTCACTGTCACTGGTCGCGCGAACGCGCGCGCGCCGCTTCAGCCTGGTGAGCTGTTTACTTTCAGTGATGCCGCCACAGGACCATCCTCACAAGTCGTGAACACTCGGGAAGTGCGAAGGCTCATGCAATTCACGTTCTCGACCAATACACCTGGTGGCGATTTCCAGATGGGACAGCCGCTCGCGTTCGTTGAATCCGATGGTGGTCGTTACACGCAATGATCGATCCGCGCGGTCTCACTGTGACGCAGTGGACCGACTTCATGACACTGAATCTCATTGGCTATAGCCAACCGCCTCGCCTCGATGATCCCGAGGAATGGCAAATGTGGGCGCTTCTCGTAGTTCAATCGCCGCGCATCGCTTCATTCAATCCGCCGAACCCGCTTGAGTTTCGTGACTGGTTGCAATGGGCAGAGCGCTTCAACCAAACCGTCGATCTCGCGACGTAGGGTAAATCCCAATGGCTTCGATGATTCTGCGCAGTCCCAATCTCGGGGACGGCGACGAGCCTCTTGTCGTCCGTATTTTCGAGAAGACGCCGCCGTTGCGGTTCAACAGCGGTGGGCTTGCGCGCGCGGCACATCATGTGCGTTCGGCTGGGCGCGGCGGCGACGACATCCTGCTCCACATCAATCCGAAGGAATACGAGTTTCTGCAGCACGTGTGGGGCGAGCCTTCAACGAATCCCCACACAGGACTTCCCGAGTACGGCCTATTCAAGAAGCTCAAGAAGGCGCTGAAGTTCGAGGCATTCAACGTCAAGGGCATCGTCAAGGACATCGCCAAGAATCCGCAGCGCTTGCTGACCGGTGCCGTCGATCCGCTCGGTACGAAGATCACGAACAAAATGTTCGGCACCAAGTATGACCCGGTCGTCAATCAACTTGGCGGCGCGACCGAACAACGCTTCCGCGATGCTGAAGCGAAGGGAATGGAAACCGGTACCGCGCGCGGTCTTCACAAGGTGGCTGGGGCCATCGCCGGATTCTATGGCGGCAATGCGCTGGGCAATCTCGCGAGCACTGGCCTGAGCAACATTTCGTCCGGGCTACAAGGCGTCGCCAACGCGAACACGCTCTCGCCTGCGGTTACAACCGTCAAGTACACAGGAGACACGGCCGACTTCATTGCTCCTGTGACCACGCAATTTAGCGAGGCCGCCGCATCGCGCGCAGGACAAGCGGCAGCCAATGCTGCGGCGGATTCGAATCTTGTCGGCACACTCGCCCAAGCGGGCGCCAACGCGACTAACTATGGCTCTGGCGCGCTCGCGAATCTCGGCGACAAGGCCGTTGGCTACGCGAAGGACCCGAAGAACTGGGGAACCATTGCGAAGGCGCTTCCACTCGTCGCCGGTCTCGCAGGCGCCGGGGGCGGCGGCTCCGAAGAGCCTGGCGAAGGCGCGCCGCCAGCGGCCACGCCGGGCGCTCCCATGCCCGTACTCCCGTTTGGGCGCTCGCAAAAGCCACAGGACTTTAATTGGTACACGTACGGACAGGGCCCCGAGCAGTCGTTCTACGACTACAACCAATTGCCGAATTACAACCCGGCGAACCCCAATAACACCACGACGGTCCCAGATGACAAGCGACCATGGATGGGTGATGTGCCTGGCCACGCACGCGGTGGCGCGATGCGCTTCGTGCGCGGGCCGGGAACCGGTCGCTCTGACGACATCGACGCGAAGCTCAGCGATGGTGAATACGTGCTCACCGCTGAGGACGTAGCTCTGCTCGGCGATGGCAGCTCGGAAGCTGGCGCACGGCGTCTCGATGAGTTTCGACGGAACCTGCGGCGTCACAAAGGTGGTGCATTGGCGAAAGGGAAAATCTCTCCGAACGCGAAGTCCCCGATGTCGTATCTAAAAGGAGCCCGATAATGGGCATTGCTGACTTCCTCTTCGAGGGAAAACCGCCCCCGAGCACGACGACGTACGGAAGTACGACGGCATCGATCCCTCAATTCATGAGCGATTATACGCAGGGGCTCATCGCTCGTGCGAACGCGGTTGCGGCGGAACCGTACCAGCAATTCGGCGGACCGCGCGTCGCGGGCTTCACGCCAGATACGCAGAACGCGTTCAACGTTACGCGCCAAGCTGCCGGCTCATACATGGGGCCGCTATCGCAAGCACTCGGACTGACGGAGCAAGCTGGATCGCAGGGCGCGAGCGGGCTCGCGCAGGCTACGCCATATCTAAATCAAGCGGCGCAGAACTTCACCGGCGACAACGTTCAGCAGTACATGAATCCGTACGTGCAGAACGTTATCGACCGTTCTGCGCTCGAAGCAAATCGCAACTACAACGAAAACATTCTCCCGACACTCAACAACAAGTTCACCGCATCGGGGCAATACGGTTCGTCCGCGATGGCGCGCGAGGCCAACCGCGCGGCGCGCGATCTTACCGAAGGTGTGCAGTCGCAATCGCAGGCTGCGCTCGCGAACGCGTACTCGCAGGCTGGCCAGCTCTTCAACACGGATCAAACGCGACAGCTCGGCGTAGGCCAGACGGTGGGCCAGCTCGCCGGTCAACAGCAAGGCGCGATGCTGGAGTCTGGAAAGCAACTGGGCGCGCTTGGACAGATGCAACAGCAGCTCGGCCTGCAGGGTGCCGCTGCACTCGACACCATCGGACAGGAGCAGCAAGGGCTCAATCAGAAGAATCTTGATACGGCGTATCAGGATTTTCTCAATCAGACCAACTACCCACGCCAGACTATCGACTGGATGTCCTCCATCATTCGCGGGCTTCCTGCTCCGCAATCCACAACCGAAACGAAGACGGGCCCCGGTAGCATTTATCAGCCGTCGCCACTGTCGCAAATCGGTTCGTATGCGACGGGCATCGCTGGGCTTATGGACCTGTTCAAGGGAGGCGGCTAAATGCGTCGTCGTTATCAAGATGGCGGCCTCGCTGCTGCCGACGAGGGCGAAGACGAAGACCTCATGTCGCTCGGCGGTGATGACACGGAGGATGTGCCTGGCGGCGCCGTCAATGCAGCCGGTGGGCTCAGCGCGCTCGATTTCCCTGGCGCCGCCGAAGCGCTTCAGCTCATGCAGAAAAGCGCGGCCGACGCGCGGAAGGCGCTTCAGGACGCGCGCCAATCGATC